CAATGGAATAATATTCCTGAAAACTCGTTGTTGGCGGCAGAAATGGATTTTATTGGATATAAATGAGAATACTTGTTACAGGTGGTTGTGGATTTATAGGTAAAAACCTTATAAATAATTTGGTTCATAAACATACAGTCATGTGCCTTGACAACAATTTAACTAGCACAATGGCAGAAACTGTTGAAGGTTGCGAATATATCTACGGCAATACAAAGGATTGTATGATGCTTTCTCATAACAATTTTGACCTTATCTATCATTTAGGAGAATACTCTAGGGTTGAAAGAAGCTTTGAAGATATAGATATTGTATTTGAAAATAATTGGAATTCTATTTATCAAGTTCTAAAACTTGCAAAAGACTGTAATGCAAAACTTGTATATGCAGGCTCAAGTACAAAGTTTGGCGATAATGATACAAACTACAGAGAAAGTCCTTACGCATTTACTAAATATTGTAACGCGGAGCTTGTAAAAACATATTGTGATTGGCATAACCTGAGATATGCAATTACATATTTTTATAATGTTTATGGTGAAGGAGAGATAGATAATGGTCCTTATGCAACTGTAATAGGTAAATTTCTAAGGGCAAAAAAAGAAGGTAAAAAAGTTGATATAACTGGTGATGGAAAACAAGTTAGAAATTTTACACATATAGAGGATATTGTAGATGCACTTATGATTGTTGCCGAAAAAGGACAAGGTGATAGATTTGGTATTGGTAGTGATGTTTCATACAGCATCTTACAAGTTGCAGAGTTACTTGACCTTGATTACAGATTTATACCTGATCGTAGAGGTAACAGAAAAATATCTAGTCTTATAACTAAAAATACAAGAGATTTAGGGTGGAAACCTAAAAAAGACTTACAAAATTATTTAAAAAAAGTGCGTTAAATTATTCCAAAAAAGGTTTACTTTTTCTGCATATTTGATACAATTATATTTATAAAGTTAATTATGACTTTGTAAATAGAGAAATAAAATGAAAAATAAAATGAAATCACAAATACTAATAGAAATCTTACAAAATCAGTACCACAGAGCAGAGCTAGAATACAGCCTTGGTCTAATCAATCCACAAGAATTTTCTATCATATCTTCTAATCTTTTAGACAAAGTATTATTCCATAAAGATAAACTTTCAAGATTACAAAATACTATTCAAAAACTAAACAGAGTATAAAAATGATAGATTTAAATAATATAAAAGCAAGCCAAGAGTCTTTACAAGAATATCCTTTAGATAGAGAAGAAGAAAATTTACGCTCTTATCAAGACATCATTACTTTTAATCACGAAAACTACAGCAAAGAATCTTTCAAAAAAAGTTTAGAAGTCAGAAAAGATTTAATAAAAGACTTACAAAAAATAGTAAAACATTACGAAAATCAATTAGAGATATAAAATGGAAAATTTAAAAACACAAACAGTCAAAGTAGAGCTTACACTAAACGAATTAGTTACCCTTGGAGTTATGGTAGATAAAGTACTGCTAAATACACAAGATGTTCACGAAAAAGAACATTATACTCAAATCAACAACAAACTTAATTTAGTTTAATATTCCAAAAAAGGTTTATTAATTTCCTATTTGATATATTATCTTCCTACAACTTAGTAAGGAGATAATATGTCAATTGAATTTGTTAATAAAGTAAAAAAGCTACAAGGCTTAAAACCCACAGAAAAATACATACTTCATATCATGGCAGACTATGCTGATGAGAAAGGTAGTTGCTACCCCTCACATAGTCATATTGCGCAAATAGTTGGCTTACAAACAACTAAAAGCGTAAAGGTAGCCATAAAAAAGTTTGTAGAACTTGGCTTAGTGGTTGTAAAACATAGAAAAAAAGAAAATGGAGGTTGTACTAGCAATAGATACTTCCTAAATCCAAATATGGTTACAGAGAACCCTAGGGTCCTAGAGGAGACCACCCCTAGTACCTCCAAGACCTACAATACTAAAGATAATACTAAAGATATATATAGTGAAAAATTTGAGATCTTTTGGAGAATATATCCAAGAAAGATTGCAAAAAAATCTGCATATAAGTCTTGGTCAAAGTTTGATGAAAAACATTATGACAAGATTCTCTATGGTGCGCAGAGATTTGCAGAACAAAGCCAAAACACAGAAGAAAAATATATTCCACATGCAACTACTTGGTTAAATCAAGAAAGGTGGTTAGATTTCTTTGAAACAGATAAATATGGTTGTGTAATAAAAGCAAAACCAAAAAAGAAAATTAATAATTTAGCGGGGTAAAATGATGAATAAAAGACCAGAAGAATATGGAATAAGGTTAAGAACACAAGAACATGGCTCACAAAAGATTAAATGTCCAGAGTGTCAGCCACCACACAACCCTAGAGATAATCCACTTACTGTAACAATAAACGCTGAAGGTACGGTATGGTTTTGTCATCATTGCGAATGGAGGGGAAGTTATTTTGAGAAAGGTATGACGCCTTTTTCTTTACCAAAGCAAACGTATACAAGACCAACCAAGCCTATAGAAAACAGTACAGACAAGATGTACAAATTCTTTGAAAGGAGAGGTATATCAAAAACAGTAGTAGATAAATTTAAAATATTTGATGAAAAAGGTTGGTTTGGTTTTCAGTATTTTAATGAGAATAGTGAACTTGAAAATATTAAGTATAGAACCGCAGACAAAGGTTTTAAGCAAACAAAAGGTGCAAAACAAATACTTTATAACTACGACAATATTTACAAGAAAAAATCTATAGTATTTGTAGAAGGAGAAATGGATGTACTGTCTTGTGAAATGGTTGGATATGATGCAACTACATTACCAAACGGAGCACCAAAGGAAGCAAAGTTTAATGAGAATGATGCCAGATTTAAGGCATTACAAAACTGTCCGCTTGAAGCTACCAAAATAATTATATTTACCGATACAGATAGTGCGGGCAGAGCTTTACACAAAGAACTTTTACATAGATTTGGTAAAGATATATCTTGGTTTGTACGTCTACCTGAAGGTTGTAAAGATGCCAATGATGTTCTTATGAAGCATGGTGATAAAAAGCTAAAAGAAATTTTGGACAATGCAGAGCCTTATCCTGTAGAGGGCCTATATACGGCTAATGATTATTATGGCAAGTTGCATGATCTTTATAACGGTAATTACGAAAAGCCACTAGAGATAGGCATACAAGGCTTAGATGATATATACAAGATAATGACTGGTACATTTCATACAATTACAGGCATACCGAATCATGGTAAGTCTTTATTTTTAGACCAAATACTTATTACTTTGGCAGAGAATCATGGTTGGAAGTTTGCAATATTTTCACCTGAACACAGTACAGAGTTTCACATACGAAGAATGGCACAGATGTATATGAAGAAAAGTTTTGACGAAGGCTTTGCAAATAGAATGACAGAGCAAGAATTAAATACTGCTATTGATTTTACACATAAGCACTTTTATTTTATAGAAACAAGAGATCATGTACCAAGCATTGACCATATATTATCAATAGCCAAGAGCAGTATATTCAAACATGGTATAAATGGTTTAGTTATAGATCCTTTTAATGAAGTCAGCGCCAAGAGATCTGGCAATACAAGAGAAGATGAGCACATACGTGACTTTATATCTTTATGTAAAAGATTTAGTCGTATATATGAGATAGTTACTTGGATAGTCGCACATCCAACTAAACTACAGAAAGGAACAGACGGAAATTATGCACCACCCTCAGCATACGATATAAGCGGTGCGGCACATTGGCATAACATGGCGGATGCAGTTCTTACAGTACATAGAGACTTTGACACAAGTACAACTAACGTAATAACAAGAAAGATAAGAGAGCAAGACCTATACGGTAAGATTGGAGAAGCTACGTTCCAGTACAACTTTGACAAACATAGATTCTTACCATTCAAGAAAAATAATGTATCTGATTGGAGTGGAGTTAATTTTAATGATTAGTAAAAGTAATTTTATTTACCTTTTCTCTTTCATCAAGCTCATATTGTTTTCTAATACTGTTATTAATATCTAAAACAGTTTGCAGAAGAGACATATTATCTTGTGAAAACTTAAGAAAGGCTAAAGTGTCTTTTGGTAAACAAGCACCACCAAAACCACGTTTTAGATCATAACCTGGCACTTTTGTATGACTTGAGCCTATACGCCTATCTAAAGTGACACCTTTCATAACAGAGTTATAGGAACAGTTATAGTCTTGGCAAAGATCATACAACTGGTTAAAGAAAGAAACTTTGGTGGCAAGAAAAGAATTACAAGCATACTTAATAAAAGATGCTTCTTGCGGTGTAACAATTACATAATGTAATGCTTCACACATAGAATATCGTTTGTACAAATTAATGAGCTTATTAGAGGCATCATGACTACCGCCTATTATATGGTAATCTGCATTAACAAATTCTTCATTCGCTGAACGTTCTGTAAGAAATTCAGGGTTATAAATTATATTAGGGTTGTTATGACTTGTTATGAGATCTCCAACAATATCTGGTGTCACAGTAGATTTAATAACAATTAAGTCAGTGTTGGTCTTCTGTACTAGATAATCAACTGTTTCTTTAACTATAGTGGCATCTACATAACCTGTTTCTGCATTGGTTGGTGTAGGCACACAAACAAAAACTACATCATGTGGAGTCTTGCTTAATATGGATATATCAGTGTTATAAACAGGATCAACTATTGTTTTCTCCATACTAGGGTGTGTAAATGCAAAGTCTACTGCTTTACCTACGAAACCATGTCCAACTATTCCTAATTTCATATATAACCTCTGTTATTGATAGAATAATCATACAACATTATTTCCAATTTGGAATGATTTGGGATATTATCCTGAGAAATATTGAGAATATATGGTTAAAAAATCTAAATATGTAAAACTTACTGATGACCTAAAGAGTGAGATCAGAATACTTTATGTACAAGGTTTTGATGATGAATCAGGTAATAGAAAAACATATACACTAGATGAACTTGCTCTCAAATTTAATATAGCCAAGTCCACACTATATAGAAACGCACAGCAAGATAATTGGAAAGCACAGCGTGAACAATTTCAACAAGAGTATTTAATTGGTCTTGATAAGCAAAGACAGAAAGATTTAACAGAGGAATCTAAAAAGTTTGATACAAATAGCATTAATCTAGCTAAAGCATTATTAACAACGGTAGGTCAAAACTTAGCTAGAAATAACCAAGAATTAAATGAAGGAAAGAAAGGTATGATACCTAGTCAGCTACACGCATTAGCCAATGCCGCATTATCTGCGCAAAGACTTGCTAAGTTAGCACTAGGTGAAGTAACACATAATGTGGAGATAAATGGAAACTTACAAAACAACGCCTTCAGAGAAGCTATGGAACTGCTTGACTCAGTTGCAGACAGACGCAGAGAAAGCGACGATCAGCCTGTACACTGATTGGTTAAAGGCGGCAAGAACCAAACAACTACAACCAAAAGAACAACATTACATCTGGTTAATACTGGCAGGCAGGGGTTGGGGAAAAACTAGAACTGGCGCACAAGATATAGCTCTGTACGCATTGAGAAATCCAAATACCATATCTGCGGTAGTAGCACCAACACATGGCGACCTTAGAAGAGTTTGCTTTGGAGGACCAAGTGGTTTGATGACAATAATTCCACAAGAGTGTTTTAGTACAGAGAAGGATAGGAAAGGTTATTCGCAAAGCACGTCTGAGATACGTTTATTTAATGGATCCAAAATAATTGGTTACGCCGCATCTGAACCTGAAAGGTTAAGGGGACCTCAGTTTCATAGAGCATGGGCTGACGAGCTTGCGGCATGGAGATATTCAGAGGCATTTGACCAATTAATGTTTGGTCTACGTCTTGGAGAAAATCCACAGTGTGTTATTACCACCACACCAAAGCCAACAAAGATTATAAAAGACCTAATGTTGCGACAAGATGTTCAGGTCACATCAGGAAACACATTTGAAAATGCAGATAACTTAGCCGATACAGCACTAACAATGTTGAAAGAGAGATATGAAGGTACAACACTTGGTAGACAAGAACTGTATGCAGAAATAATAGAGGATTTAGAAGGCGCACTTTGGAATGCCAAGATGATAGATGAGACACGCTTATCAGAAGATGTAGAAAGAGATCTCCAACAAATAATTGTAGCTATTGATCCAGCTGTAACAGCAAATGAGAATAGTGACGAAACAGGTATAGTTGTAGTTGGCAAAGACTCCGTAGGTAGGTATTATGTATTGGAAGATATTTCTGGCAGATACACACCAGATCAATGGGGCAGAAAAGCAATCAATTGCTTCTATGACTGGTCAGCTGATAGAATAGTAGCGGAAGTCAATAACGGAGGCGACTTGGTAGAAAGACTTTTAAGGAGTATAGATGGCAATATACCCTATAGGTCAGTAAGGGCCACAAGAGGTAAACTCACAAGAGCAGAGCCTATAAGTGCCTTGTATGAGCAGAAGCGAGTCCACCATGTTGGTTATTTTTCAGAATTAGAATCACAAATGTGTTCTTACACTGGAGAAACCAGACCTTCCCCTGACAGATTAGATGCTTTAGTATGGGGATTAACTGAACTGAGCAGATCAAGAGGTGAAGTAAATTGGAGGATTAGCTAATGGCAACATTACTAGATAATTTAAAAAACGTATTCACAGCCAAGCCTGAGAAAAAAGATCTAGGCAATATGGTTGGTTATTTTGGTGTCGGTACATCAAAGTCAAGAAACTATAAGTATGAAGATTTAGCCGAAGAAGGCTATATGAAGAACAGCATCGTGTATAGATGCGTAAATGAAATAGCCAAAGGTGCCAGTGCGGTACCATTTATGGTCAAAGCAGGGGATCAGGTTTTAGATAGTCACCCTATCGTCACCTTACTAAGCCGACCTAATCCCTTGCAATCCCATAGTGAGTTCTTTAACAGTACCTTTGGTTTTTTACTTCTTAGTGGTAACGCATACATATTAAAGGTAGGTAGTGAGGTAGGAGCACCAAAAGAGTTGCACTTATTAAGACCTGACAGAATGGTAATTAAAGGTGGTGCAAACCCAATCCCTGAAAGATATGACTATGTTATAAATGGCAGAGTACATGCAAGCTATTCAATAGACGAAAGAAGCGGATTTAGTGACGTCAAACACATAAAACTATGGAACCCTCTTGATGATTATTATGGATTATCACCGATGTCTGCTGCAGCTTTAGAAGTAGATCAGCACAATATGGCAGGCAAACATAATATTAACTTGTTAAGCAATGGTGCAAGACCGAGTGGTGCGGTTATCTTTAAGCCACAAGATGATGCAGGAATCTCGGTAAATCTATCAGAATCACAAAGACAACAATTATTAACTGACCTTAATAATAGATTTAGCGGTACAGCTAACGCAGGTAGACCACTATTATTGGAAGGAGACTTTGATTGGAAAGAAATGGGATTGAGTCCAAAGGATATGGATTTTCTAAATCTTAAGCATATGTCAGCTACAGATATAGCCATGTGTTTTGGAGTTCCAAGTCAGCTAGTAGGTGTGCCTGATGCACAAACATATTCTAACGTGGCAGAAGCAAGATTGGCTTTGTATGAAGAAACTATCATTCCACATTTAAGAAAACTGGAGTCAGATCTTAATGAGTGGTTAGTGCCTTTATATGGAGAAAATTTAGAATTCTGTTTTGATATAGACAAAATACCTGCATTAGCAGAAAGAACAAGACGTATATACGAAAATGTAACTATTGCGGTAAGGGAAGGCATAATGACTAGAAACGAAGCCAGAGAACAGCTTGGTTTATCGCCTATGGATGGTGCTGACGATCTTTATATATCCGCAACATTATTTCCTCTTGGTTCAGAGACTACTGAGAAGCCTGACAATCCAACATCAAGACCTGAAATAGATGCTTATGTGGAAGATGAAGAAGATGATATGGAAATGGAAGATGAAGATGAAAAGGCTTTATCTGATATAGATACTGTACCTACAGACGGTATGGTAGCAGAAGCCATAAAAGGTTTGGAGTGGAGAAAAGAGTTTGGTAGAGGCGGTACAGCAGTAGGTGTAGCAAGGGCGGCATCTATCAAGAACAAGGAACGTCTGTCTATTTCAACAATTAAACGTATGCACAGTTTCTTTTCTAGGCACGAAGTAGATAAACAAGCAGAGGGATTTAGTGCAGGAGAAAAAGGTTATCCGAGCGCAGGACGTATAGCATGGGCTCTGTGGGGCGGTGATAGTGGACAGTCATGGGCTAGAAAGAAAAGAGATCAGATAGAAAGAGAAATGGCAAAACACCTTGATCTTGAGGACTTTGAATTTATACCTTTTGATGAAGAAAAGGCACCTGCCCTATCAGCTAGAGTCAAAGAAGGTCTTAAAAAGAAAGTGGATGACCATAATGAAAAATATGGTGACAATCCTAAGAAAAGAACAAACCTTAGAACATTATCTGCTGTTTTTAGACGTGGGGTAGGTGCTTATAACACTAATCCAACCTCGGTAAGACCAAGTGTTAGAAGGCAAGGTGGCGCTGACCGTTGGGCATATGCTCGTGTTAATTCTTATTTAGCCGCTTTACGCACTGGTAGATTTAGAGGCGGTAAACATGATACTGATTTATTTCCTGACGGACATCCTTTAAAGTCAAAAGGACCTACCGATTCACAAGGCAGACCAAAGAAATAGTGTTACCACAAACAAAACAGTTTAGAAATTTCAGAAGAGGTCGCATAAGCGCAAGAAGGGAAGCACTACGCCAACAAAGAATAAGAGATAATCTTGAAAGGCAATTATTTAGAAAACTAAATACAATATTTAGAAGATTTGTAACAACAAGAGGATATCTTTTAAGAGAGTTTGGTGTGTTTGACCTTAATACCGCCATACAAGATCTTAACGAAGAATTTTTACCAGTAATGTCACAACACTATAGAAAGGTGTTTAGGACCATAATAAATAGTGCCAATGAAATACACGATAAAGGCACTAAAGAAGAAGATGTATTTGTTATGGGACAGAGTATAGACTTTGAAAGATTGGTTACCGCATACTACACAGGTAGAACATTAATACTGACTGGTGTAACACAACGCATAGCAAATAGAGTTAATAAAATAATTACAGATGGCAGGTCAGAAAACTTGACGCTAGACCAGATAGCAAGAAACATAGCAAGTGGAGTAGCGCCAATAGCAAGAGTAAGGGCGGCAACAATAGCTAGAACAGAAACACACAATGCCGCAAGCTTTGCAAATCATTCTTACTATGAAACAGTACAAGACAATTTAGGACTGTCTATGATTAAGAGATGGGCTTCTACCAATGATGGCAGAACCAGATCTCATCATAGCGCAGCAAATGGACAACAAAGACCTATGAATGAGGACTTTATTGTGGGTGGTGCCCCTATGGCTTACGCAGGTGATCCAAAAGGTGGTGCTAGAAATGTAATTAACTGTAGATGTGTGATTATCTATGCAGATGAACAAGATGTTGTGCTTGATTAATCATTCAGATACTATATGTAGACATAATGCCAATACCGAAGCCAAAAACAGGAGAAAGTAGAAGCAATTTTATGAGTCGTTGTATGGGAGATAGCACTATGACGGAAGAATATGACACTGACCAAAGGCTAGCAGTCTGTAACTCAAGTTATAATTCCAAAGAGGAAGAACAGGTCAACGATGAAAAAAGAGAGGTGAGCAAAGATGTGTTCACTACAGAAGCAGAAGCAGAGGCAAGAGCAGAAGAGATAGGTTGCTCTGGAACTCACAGTCACGATGAAGATGGTAACACCGTTTACATGCCTTGTGGCTCACACTCAGATTACACTAGATTAACTGGCGAAGAGCTTGAGAATGAAGAATCAGGCTACGGTTATGGTGGTCGCATGAAAAAACCTAAAAAGCCAAAAAAGAAAGAAGCAGGTTGTTCTTGTGATGACAACGTTGCTGAACTTAAATCTTTTATAGAAGTACATTCAGAGATCAAAGCCAATGATGGCGAAGATGGTACTTTTGAAGGCTATGGTTCTGTATTTAATAACACAGACTTAGGTAATGATGTAATTAAAACAGGAGCTTTTACAAAAAGTCTACAAGAAAGAGGTACAAGAGGTGTAAAACTTTTATATCAACATAAATCTGATATGCCTATTGGTGTGTTTGATGAGATAAGAGAAGATTCACACGGACTAAGAGTTAAAGGCAGATTAGCTCTTGGTACCACGGCAGGCAGAGATGCTTATGAATTATTAAAAATGGGTGCATTAGATGGTCTGAGCATAGGCTTTCGTGTAAACCCTAAAGAGGTTTCTTTTGATAAGCGTAATAATCAACGTATTATTAAAGAGGTAGACTTAATGGAAATTAGCCTTGTTACTTTTCCTATGAATCCGAAAGCTACGGTTCGTCAGGTAAAAGGCGAGGAGATCTCCATAAGG